CATTTTCGTGAGGTCACGAAAATGGTGCCAGCTAAAGAAGCCCCCGCAGGAGCGGTAGCCACAGCTTGCGGGACACCCACGCCCCCAAAGCCAGCGCAATAGCCAGCAGGGGGGCAAACGCCTTGATGCGCATAGCCTGCCACGCAGTGAGCTTGGCGGGGACTTCTACGTGCCTTGTAATGGTCTGCACGACACGTACGCTATCGACGCGACCAGCGTTGATCGTATCGTGTACAACTCTCTCGCGGTTGCGATACACGACCTTGTCCTTGTAGATGGTATCGCCTACTTGCTTCTCCGTGAGGTAGACGCTATCGTGTACGTAGATGCTATCAATGCGCAGGCGGTCACGCCACTCTATTCGGTCACGCCACTCCGTGCGGGTATTCTCTATCGGGAGCACCTTCGGGGAGCAGGACGTGAGGAAGTAGCCCAGCAGTGCCACGGCTACGACCACAAGGAGCGTCTCCAACGTGCTTAGTCTATTCGTTTTCATCGTAAATCTGTGTAAATACTTTGTAGGGTAGCAACAGCTTGCTACCTTTGTAGGAGAGAGGCGCTGGGGCTGGAGATTGGCTTTCAGATTTCGTACTCATAGATCCTATCCAGCCCCGCCTCTCTATGCGCCCTGCCGATCGGTGGGGCGCACTTCTTTAGGGCTGAGCCTCGCCAGCCTCAGCTTCTGCCTTGGCCTTAGCCTTAGCCTCGTCCTCGGATATCCACTGCGCTTCTAAGGAGAGCGCCTCATCCTCGGGCGTGAGTGCCCAAAGGTCGGCAGCCGCTTGGTCAGGGCAGTATAGGTAGTAGCCTATTAGTCGGTGGCTTCGGTTCACATATGCGAAGCCCTCGGGTGCGATTAGTTCTATCATATCCATAGCTATCTAAAATTAAGTGTGAAGCCCTTGGCCGCTGCCTTTTGGCTGTACTCTCGTGCCTCTGCCGTGTGAGCTGTCTGCCAAGCTCGTGGGAGTGTGATGCTCTTGCCCGTGGCCTGCTGGAGGTTGTCTACAAGATACTTCACGCTCTCGGTGGAGAGGTTGGTGCTTTGCTGGAGACTGAGGTCTGCCTTGAGCCCCTTGATGCGCACCTCCTCCAAAGCCTCGCACCCGTAGAATAGATTACCCGTATTTGCGATCTTGGTGAAGTCCAGCGTGCCATTGATGCGTCGCAGGCGGGAGCATCCGTTGAAAGCATTATCCACCTTGGTCAGTGCGTCGCCCGTGCCGATCGTGACCTCCGTCAGCGACGAACAGCCGTAGGCTATTTGGGCGATATCTGCCACGTTGGGGGTCTCCCCGATGGTTAGCGTCTTGAGAGATGCGCATGTCGTGGCGAGCGATGCCAGCGTTGTGCATCGTGGCATTGCTCCTATCGTGAGCGTCTCAAGGGAGGTGCACCCGTAGAAGGATGATGAAGCATTAACAACGGCAGGCAGATCGGGGAGTGTTGCCGTGGTCATCGACACGCACCCATTGCACATCTGGTTGATATTTGAGATTTGCCCAGCGTTGCGTATCTCGGGGAGGGCTTTCAGCGCGGTAGAGCTGCTGAACATATTGCTGAAGTCCGCAGGGTTAAGCTCCGAATAGACCTCCAGCGTTGGGAGGTACTCACCCTTGAACAGCCCGTACTGCGTCTTCGCATAGACGGGGAGGACGTACACCTTGATCTCTTGTATCTTGCCCGCAAGGTCTGTCAGCCCGTCGGTGTCGGCAACCGATACACCCTTGGCACGCATTGCGCTGATGATGTCCCTGCGGTGGCCGTCTGCATCCAGCAGTTGAGCCCCTGCGGTCGTAGTCTCCGTTGCGCTCTCGTCCGTGCCGTTGTTGAGCTTGTAGAGTAGCTCTATCTCTGTTTTATTCATTCCTTCTTCGTTACTTCCGTTGTTGGTTCTTCGGTTAGGGTCTGCCCACTCCTCCCTTGATAGCTTCGGATTGTCCGTTGTTGTCTCGAGGTAGTCGTCGTAGGCGTCCTTTCCCTTTGCCCCCTTGAGGCTTGCGAGGTACTCTGTGAGCGTACCCGTGAAGCCGTCTTCTTGAGCTAACTCGTAGTTACTTTTCCCTGGGGCACCAGGCGCTCCCTTTTGCTTCTCGAGGAAGTCCTCAAAGGAGCCATTGTAGCCACGCTCGACAGCTGCCTGATAAAGGTCTTTCCCAGGTGCACCCTGAAGGCTGACGAGATAATCTACCTCCGTACCCTGAAAGCCTTGAAGCTCCTTGGCTCGCTCGTAGTTCGACTTCGGTATGATATCCTTGGCGAACTGCTCCTCTGTACCTTGGTAGCCGTGCTTCACAGCGAGCTGGTAGTTATTCAGACCGTCCTTGCCTTTCAGACCCGCCAGCACGTTAGCCGTGACCTTGACGGGGGTCTCGTTGCTTCCGTACTTAGTGACCTTGCAGAGGTCTACTACTATCTCATAGTCGTGGTAGCCGTCAGCGTAGGCGGGGTCGGGTATACGCCCAGTAGCGGTGAGTGTGTACACGCCTAAGCCCAGCTGTCGTGAGATGTCAGCCGTGATCTCCACCACCAGCTTCTTATCCTCAATGGCGTGCGGGATGGGAACACACCCAGCTTCGCTCTCGCTCGCCACCTTTACGCTCAGCTCCTCCAGCTCAGAGGGGTCTAAGACCTCGCCCGAGGGCTGTTTGACCAGCTCCACGGGTATTCGCTTGTCCGTGCCACGTTGCACCAGCTGGAGCGTCTTGCCTTGCTCGCTCTTACTTCCAAATGGTCGCATATATCGTTTGTTGTCGGGGTGGTTGGTTGCAGGTGCAGGCGGTCACCCCATTACCGCCCGCCCTGCTGTGTTAGTTAAGTCGCTTGTAGCCCTTGCCGTCATACTCCAGCACCTCGCCTCGTGGCGCTCGTGTGTTCGGTGCTATTGACACGTGTATCCACGGGGTACGCCCCGCTGGATGCTCGTCAATGAGCTGGTCAAAGCCCCCGTGCGAGCGGATGAGGCGGAACAGCCTCCCGATGTCCGTGATTTGGATAGGTCGGATGTCCGCTGCCTGCCCCTTGACGTGCTGGCTTGTCATCGAACCGCCCACAGCTCTGTTGAGCCGTGGAGAGCGGAAGCCCGAGGTGACGATGATAGGCAGACCGAACTCCTCACGGATGCCGTCTAAGTACTCCATTAGGCGGTTGAGGTCTTGTATTTGCTCGTCCGTGGGGTCGTTGGGGATGCCGAGGCGCAGAGCCGTACCGCTGTGCGTCATCTCGGAGAGGGAAAAGTACTTGCTCATAGTCGTGTCAGTTAAAAGCCACTACCTCCTCGGTCGTTGAGTTCCTTGCGGAGCTTCTTCATCTCCTCATCGTCAAGCAGGGTTGAGTAGGCACTGCGAAGTCTGCGCAAGCTCTTTACTACGTTCTGCGTGTCGTTCTTCGGGCTGTTCTCCCAGATGCTAAGCCCCTCGGTGGCGATGAACACCAGCGCAAGGACAACAGACACCCACGGCACTTCGGGCAGGTGGAAGAGTTGCCACACGTCTGTGATGAGGAAGAGCATATCAGCGAAGCCAGCCACGATGAGGAACACGTAGTACCATAGGAGCTTGCCGAGTAGCGTACGGATGCCCCAGCTATTCAGTCGTGGGGAGAAGCGTTTTGCCACCTCCTCCAGCGTGCCATGCGCTGTACCCTCCTCAATAGCCTTGCGGGCTTGATCTCGTGCGAAGCGCTTATCTCTGCGTATGGCTGAATTGGTGTCAAGGATGCTGGCGAACAGCACCCCGACATAGCAAATCAGCACGACGACAGAAGCCAGCGTGATCTCCCCCTTGCCGAACATGGAGAAGTCGAACACCTCTAAAATCTTGTACATAGTCTTTGGTTTTGGTCTTGGTTTATAGTTTGTTGGTTAGTAGTTGTCGCCGAATACGAGGAACGTGAAGTTGATGTCGCTATACAGCGTATTGTCATACTTCGTGTAGATCTCGAACGAGTTAGCCGTGATTTTGCCAACCTTGGCGTTGTGTCGTCCGTTACCTGCGTCCATACATATCACCGAGTAGCGTGTGTGTCCGATGTCGTGGGTGACGAGATATGTGCCCGTGCCTGTTCGGCTGATACTCATTCGGTCGGCACGTGCCCCCCACTTATGCTCGAAGTTGAAGCTCGAGTTCCCCGCGTACACACGCCCACCGAGCAAGATGCCCGAGGTATCCATAGCGCCCTTCACTCGTAAGCCCCCTGCAACCTCCAGCATCACGTTGCCAGCGTTACGGATAGCACCACTTACTGCGTCTACGTATGGCAGGCGTGAGCGGTCTGCGTTGATGTAGTACTCTGCGTTGTGGAAGACGAGGAAGCCCGACTGCGTGAGGTACGTGCCTCTATCACGTCGGCTGTCCGAGGTCACACGGATGTCCACACGCACAGCGAGCTTGCTCACTCGTGAAATCCCGTTGCCAACGAAGAGGAGGTAGAACACCAACGTGCCGTCGGGATTGACACCGCAAGAGAAGGAGTAAGTACCCCCGTTGTTTGGCATCTTCACCTCGGGTGCGTATGGCGGGTAGCTTGGGTAAGCCGAAGCCGATACCTTGAGCGAAGAGAAGGAGTACATGTGCGCTGCTACCCCCGTGAACGTGAGCTTCACGTCCACCTTAGAGGTGGCAGTGAGATACCTCCCGAGGTCTTTAGGCTGGATAACCACCTCAACCTCCTTGCGCCCCTCTACTCGTCCGTTAGCACCGCCCTCCATTCCCGTAAGCTCTACGGTTGGTAGGTTCACCACGACATTCTCCACCAGCTTCCCTCGGCTTATTACCTTGATGTCGGGGTGTGTGTCGCCGATCTTCACTGCGTAGGGGTTCTCAATATCGGGGCTATCTCGGTAGCGGTAGTTCTCAAGGTAGAGGTGGGAGCCCGCTGCGCCTTGCCCCTGCGGGTGGCGGATGTGGAAGTAGCCGAAGTCTGCGCTCCCGTCGTGGTGGATAGCCGTCTGATAGGTCTCCTGCCCCTCTTCTAAGCCCTTGACGCCCGCTGCGAGGGCAGGCGCTCCAGCCTTACCGCTGATGTAGGAGCGGATCTTACCGCTCGTGTCCTTAGCCCCAATGAGCGTACCCAGAACCACACCGCCCTGAATATCCGTAGTACCCTCGTGGATAGCTTCGTGAAGGTAGTCCGAGGGGTAGGGCTTCTCCCCACCGTCGGGGTGGCGGAACTTGATTTTGTCACTCACGATTTCTCCTGTATTTAGGTTGATGGATGTGCTTCCGTCAGCCGAGGTGATGCGCTCCGTGCGTATTTGACTGGGCAGTATCTCAGTGAAGCCGTAGAGGCGAGAGAAGGAGCGTGCGCCAGTATCATCTGCGGAGGAGAGCAGGCCGAGAAGAAGGCACGTTGCCGAGCCGTCGTTAAGCTCTCGGGGGTTAGTGTCCACCACGAACGCCCCAGTGAGCGAAGCCCCTACCCCATTGTTGCATCGTGCGTATATGTAGTAGGACTTATTAGGGTCAGAGAGCGCAGGCGTGCGCATCTCTGGGAGCGTCCATACCTTCCCCGCATTAGGCTCAGAAGAAGAGAGCGTGCGTGAGGGGTTGTACAGCCACTCTATCTGCCCAGCTGGCAAGCGCAATACCTGCGTATCCTTGTTGTACTCCGGCGTCCAGTTCGCAGGGGTCTTGAAGCGCAGTTGCGTCTGTGGGTCGCCTGCGATGAGCTGCATCGTCTTAATCGTTGCAGGGCTGATAGATGAGGAGAAGCGCTCAGCAGTCGCTCGTGCTATCTGCTCCGATGCCTCCAACGCCTGCTTATAGTTGCGTGAGCCTTCTTGTCGCACCTCCTTCACTGCCTCCTCCTGCCGTGCGCCATCTTGGCGCATCTGCTCTATAGTCGTGAGGATGGATGAAGCGGATACCCCAGTACCCAATTCAATCTCTGGTGTTTCTGGGCTGATGAGATAGTCCTTGATACCAGTGATGCGCAGGTCTACTCCGTAGGGGATTAGCTCAGGGTCGGACAACCGTACGTACCCACCTAGTCGGATAGCGCCTCCCCTGTTCGTCCAGTCCTTTTTCGCCCATAATCCGTCAAGGTCGGCACGATAAACATACGGGTGCTGTGTAGCTTCGTGTAGGTGCTTGAGCGCACGGCGGAGCAGCTCCCACTCTGCACCCGTCTTAGTCTTGTTGTCACGTATGTAGGGCGCAGGAAGCTCAACAGAAAACACTGCGTACTTGTCGCCAGCCTTAGCGATGTAAGGGGCTTCTGGCATCCACACCCCGTCTACCTCCTTCCCGATGATGGTAAAGCGTCTATCCTTGTGAGCATACTCCGCCTCGAACGTTTGCCCAGCGAGCATACCGCTTTGGAACGCAATGGTAAGAGGCTGGTTAGGGATAAGGCACTGGGTATAGTCCAGTGTGGCTGGGATAGATGTGTCGGTAAAGGCAAACAAAGGGTGCTTATCCTTTGTCTCGCCCTTGACCTGCTCAAACTTCGTCACGCTCCCCACTCGAGAGGGGTAGATGTCGGTAGCGTCTAAGCTACCCTCGCCACCAGTGAGCCCTTCCGTCTGCACTCGCTCCACATAGTCGCCATTTGGGCTAACCAAGTATAGCGCCTCTGTTCTTCTGTTATATCCTGCCTCTCCTGCGAACCTATCCCCGTCAAAGAACACAGATTCACTCTTAGGCATATGCAGGGTCTTTGAGCCGTACCTATCGTGGCGGATGTTGCGATCTGACCCCCGCACATACAGACGCTGGATAAGGGTCTGTCGCTGGTCGTTCTCACGCTTCAGTCCCGACTTTAACCCCTTATCCTTCCCATAGGCAAGGGGTAGCGGGCTAGTCGCATTCGCCTCAATCTTTCCCAGTCTGATAGCCTTGCCCTCTGCGACCCACTCGGCCTCGAAGGTCTTGGCAATAAGCCCCAGCGCACTAAGGCAGTCCGTATGGTCGTAGCTGATGAGCTTCTCGGGAGCGTCAAGGCAAGACGCAATAGTCCACTTCTCCGCCTCGGTGTCCGCTCCGCTCGCTGCGTCAATGAGCATTCGCAGATGCTCCTCGGGCTTTGCTGTGAGATTGAACTTTACCGCCCCATCTGTGCGGTGCTTCATCCGCCACAGGCGCAGGCGTTCGCAGGGCGCACCCAGCGTTAGCGAATGATGATAGGACTTGTTGTTATGCTTCGTGATGACCGCAGGGGATAGAAGCGTGTAGGTAGATCCCTCGAAGCGAATAGTAGCCCCCACGGGGATAGTCGTAAGGCGGTCAGCGACAAACGTGAGGTGAACTCTGTCCTCCCCCGAAATCTTCCTATATCGATAGCTCGTGTCCTCGGGGGTAACGCTCGTTAGCGGTCGCCCATTGACGAAAAATGTAATAGTCATAGTCGGCTCGGTTGGTTAGTATGATGCTTCGCTCGCTTCGTACTTGCGCTCCTCTCGGATGTCATCGAGTGTCCTATCTGGGTCGCTCGTCCAATTGAGGAAGGCTATGCCGTCACGCTGGGAGATAAGCCCTGCGGAGAGCGCCTGTGCGATATTCTGTATCGTGTCCTTTTCGTCTGAAATCTCGAAGGGCTGTATCTCTACCTTCGGGACGATGCTCATAAGAGCCTCGGCAAGGTCGGGGCGCATCACAGAAGCGAAGGAGCGAAGCACAGAAAGCTCACGGAGCAAGAACACCTCCAGCTCGCCAGCCTCGTCTAACACCTTGAGCTTCGCATCGACGTAGAGCTGCTTACGGCTCTCGCCGCTCATTGGCGTGCTTTTCATCTCGCTATGCGACCAGTCTGGGAGCTGTAGCGCATCGAAGAACGTACTGCGCAGTGTCTGATAGTGGAACTTTAGACTATCGGGAGCACCATCCCACGTCACATACTGCATGCTCGAGCCCTTGGGAAGCTCGAAGATTGAGCGGAACTCGCTATCGCTATCCTTTTCGTAAACTCCTTCCTCGTCTTCCTCCTCGACTTCCTTGTCGTGGATTACCGCAAGAAGGGGCTTTGCGTTGCGTCGCAGGTAATTCCCGTTTCGAGATAGCGAGAACTCCATCTCATCCACGTTGCTCGACATATCCTCCCACGCTGGCGCAGGGCGGTAGATGTACACCGCTGGTATCTTGTCCAGCCCATGAGACGCACGGCTCTCCAGTCGCCATGTATTGCCGTCGGTTACATAGATGATACGCTCTCTGTCTGTCAGCGTCTCGAGGTATATAGTGCCACCCGAGCTATACTGCACCGAGAGGGCTACAAGGTCACCGAACGCATCGAAGAGGGGGAATATCTGATGCCCATCCATTGGGCTGAACGTGCGCTGTCGTAGCGTCACGATGCTGTTAAACCCGTAAGCGGTCGTTGTCTTCTCGACTGCGTGCCAGATGGTAGCCACCTCGCAACAAGAGAAGTACTTCCTCCCTCGGGTGCGATTGAGTGCGTCGATACGCAGGGCATTGTACAGGCGCTCGATGAGCTTGGCTGCCTCCTTCTGCTTTTCGTCGTCCGCAGTGTAACTTCTCGCCACTGGGGTAGCAAAGCAAAGCTCTGCAGTACGAAGAGCTGCGAGCTTCTGAAAGGGGAGAACAACACGTGTAACCTTCTCCTCCTTGTTCGCCTCCGTGATGATGTCGGGGTACTTTGACTTGCTAAGGACTGCATGCTCCCGAGGGTCATACGCCTTTCGTAGCTCTTCCCACGGGGGTACTATGATGTCCTTCCTTTTGAGAGCTTCTACCGCATCGCCTGCGGGTAGCTCTAAAATCTCGGCTATATTATTCAGCTCCATATACGTAGGTTGTTGGTCTTACGTATAGTTACGAAAATAAAGGGAGCGAGGCAGAAAACTGCACCCTTTTATCTGCTGATTTATAGCGCATTTGACCTACTGCGCAATACGCAAGAGAGCCGCCCCACGCTGGTAGGACGGCTCTCTATTCGGTTGATTGGCTAGTCTTTGAGCCTTACCCCTCGGGTCTGAATGTCGGACACGCCACGCTGGAGTGCCTGCACGTCTTCACGTATACCCTTTAGGTGAGAGGTGTTGTCGTTGATAGCTGCGAGATGCCGGAGCTGTTCGCCAGCAATAGAGTAGAGGCCACGTACGTCGCTCTGTATCTCGCTTGTGAGCCCCTGCATCGAGCGTAGTAGTCCGTTGTTCTCATCTACACTCTCTTGCGAGGCTTGGGCTATACCCTTCTTCGAGGCTTGGTGGTCAGCCTGCGAAGCCCCCAGTGTGTCGGTCAGCTGCTCCTGCACCGCCTTCATAGCTGCTGTATATGCTGGTACAACCTTTGCGCCTACCTCCTTCATATCTCGGGTGAGCGAAGTCGTAAGATTGACCACCGCCTTAGGGTCAAAGCCCACGGCAGAGAACTTTTCCTTGTAGCGGTCGTAGATGTCGAGGATAGGCTTCATCAAGAACTGCTCCGTGAGTTGCTTCTTCACGATGTCACGCATAATGTCGCCCACCTTGCTATTAAACGCCTCAGCAGCATCCGCCCCACGCTCGAACGCAGAGGCGATAGCATCCCCCAGCTCGTCAGCCATCTTGGAGAAGTCGCCACCCAGCACGTCCTCGGTGAGCTTATTGATGACTTCGCTCTGCTTCTCGCCCAGCTCCGCCAGCTTGCGCCTATACTCATCCACCTTGCCAGCGTCGGTCTTTTTCTTCTTCTGCTCCGCATTCATCTGCTGGGCTACCGCCAGCTGTTGCTCGCTCATCGCCTTTAGCTGCGCACGCGCGTTGCTGTACTTGTCCGCCCCGATAGCCTTGTTCGCAGAGTAGGCGACCTTCTCGTATACTGCAGAGAGCCTGCTGGCGGCTTCCTCGGTGCGCCTGTTGAGGTACGCCACTACTGCGCCAATGTCGGAGATTGTACCCTTGTACTCCCCGACCTTGCTTCTCGCACGCTCAAGGGCTTCGGTCACCGCTTCGTAGCTATTCACCACACGCTCCAGTTGCATAGTGCTTGCGTGGTCTACCTCCCACTGCAGAGCATCTATCCTACCCTGCAGCGCCTTTATCTCCTCGTCACGCTTGCTGTCGTTATTGAATAGGTTAGCTATCGTCTGGGCTACCTGCATAGCAGCCGAGATGACCGCAAGGATAACCGTTGCACGCTCTACCGTCTTCATCGCCGTAGCACTCGCCGTGGCTGTCGCCTGCATCGAAGTAGCAGACGTCTGCGTGAGTTGCAGTATAGAGTTGATAGCACCGAACGCACCAGTAGCGATAGATCCTACACTCTTGAGGAGCTTCCCTGCCGTACCGCCAACCGCCTCGCCTAGCTCATCGAAGCTCTTAGTGCCCTTGTCGATGATGTCGGAGAGGTCTTTCCATTGCCTAATGGTTCGTGCCTGTGGCTCTGCTTTGTCCCTTGCTGTTGCCTTCTCGAGAGCCTTGGAGAGGGCGTCCACCTTGGCACGTGCCTCCGCAACGCTTGCGCCATCCACCTCAGAAGCCCCATTAAGAGATTCGAGTTGCTCCTTCGCCTGCTCCAATGTCGCCTGCAGTTGCTCCAGCGAGAGTGTCGCTATCTGCTCCATCCACGCCTTGAATGCTTCGGAGCGTCCTGCGAACTCGCTGTCAATAGCGGAGAGGGCTTCACGCTCCTTGCGGTTGAGCTCGTCCTCATTACTCTTCCCTACGCCATCGTGGTAGGAGGTGCGTCTACCATCGGCGTCGTGCTGATATAGGGCTTCACGCCTGCGGGCATAGTCCTCTGCGACCTTCGCTCTCCTCTGTTCGTAGCTCTCTGCACCGCTGATGAGCTTCTCCCAGTGTTCTCTCTGCTCCTTTAGCTCGGCTTCTCTATGGATGCGCTCCTGCTCTGCAAGTAGAGCCTTTGCGCTCTCCCCGAGATTGGCGTTAGTGTACTTCGTTGGGTCGAACACTTCGCCCTTGTCCTTGGCTTTTGGATTGGTTGCTTCCCACTTCTTGCGCTCCTCGGTGCGAAGAGCCTCGACAAGCTCCGCCTCCTGCTTGATGCGTGCCGCCTTGCGCTTCTCTGCATTGAGCTTGAGTACCGCTTCTTCCTTCTCCCATCCGTCAGCCATCGTGGCCACTCGCTCCTCCTGTTGCTTGAGCAGTCGTTGGCGTTCATCCTGGGCCTGCTTCTCATCGAGGAGTTGCAACTCTACCGCACGTTGCTTGCGCTCTGCCACCTCGTGCTGGGCGTTCTTCGTGGCAGCTCTTCCACCGCCTGCGCCCCCGCCCTTCTTCGGCTTGAGGCTGTTCCCAGTGAGCGTTTCGTAGGTCTTGGCATACTCTTCCTGCTGCTTCTTAAGCCCTTCGATAGTCTTAGCCTCTTCTCCAGCTCTTATACTGGCGTCCTTGCCCGAACGTATCTTGGCGATTTGCTCGCTGGCACGCTTGTACCCCTCCGCGGCCTTCTTCGCTGCTTCGGCTACATTGCCCTGCGCCTTCTCCGCCTTGGTGGCGGATACCTCGATGTCTCCGTATAGGGCGTTAATCTCCTTAATGCGCGCCTCCTTGCTATCCTTAGACAGACGGAGCTTGTACACCGCATCGTTGAAGTCATACACAGAGCCAAGAGACTCGCCAGCTGCGTCCATCTTCCTACGGAACTGCTGCACAAACTCCTTACTAAAGCCACGCCCGCTCTCGATAGCCGCGCGAACTTGTGCGAACTGCTTGTCTCCGACTTCCGCACCGTATGCCTTCTGGAGCTTATCCCGCACCTCCTTTAGGAGCTTCGCATCCTTTTCATAGGAGCTATCCCCGAGGTCTTTTATCGCCTGCTCTCTATGGCGCGCCATAATGGACTTACGCACCTCAGTAGTGAGTGCAGTATAAGCACCCGCAAGGTCGTTCACCTCGAGACGCTCCTTCACAAGCGCACTAACCGCTTGCGGAGCTTTGGCTATAAACTCCTGTTTCTTCTCGTTGTACTTAGATAGAGCTTCGTTATGCTCCTTTTGGCTCTTAGTGCCGTCCTCTGTAGCCGTCTTTGCCTCCTTGAGCGAGCGGTAGAGGTCATCGATTACCGCCTTTTCCCCCTCGTATTCTCGCACCGCCTCAGTGTGGCTCTCCTTGAGCTTGCGTGTCGCCTCCTCGGCTGCCGTCTCATAGGTCACCAGCTCATAGATACCATACGCCAGTGCGGCTACTGCGGCAGCGGCTAAGGCGTAAGGGTTAGCCATCAGCACCGCATTAAGTCGAGCGGTCACCCCTGTAAGCGTAGTCTTTGCTGCGGAGAGTACCCCCGTGGCGGTAGCCTCTGTCGTCTTGCTTGCCGTGGCAATGGCGTTGAGTTGCGCCTCGGTGACCGTAACCCCTACGGAAGCTTGTTGCGTCACAAGTTGCTTACGAAGCGCAAGCGTGTAAGCCTCCGTGCCAATGGTAAGCCCCTGCTTCTGCACCATCGCAAGACTCTCCGCGCTTAGCAGAGCTTCAAGGCTTCGGGCTTCTGCCGCCCACGCAGAGGCGGAGCGCGCCTTATCGAGAGCTGCGGTAGCCATGATTACAGCCTTGTAAGCACCAACAGCGGTGACCGCTGCGAATATAGCCTTAGTAAGCACCTCCCAATTCTCTACAGCTGTAGTCGCAATTCCGATACCCGCACCGATGATACCCTCGGTGCGCTCGCCCATCTGGTTAAGCATCTGCTCGTAGGCATCTGAGAGTGCGCCCAGCTGACCTCGCAGTGTCTTACTCTGCCCCTCGAGGTTGCCATAGAACAAGCCACCCGCACTCGTTGCGCTCTGCAGTGCGCCTTCTACCATCTCGATAGAGATAGCGCCTTCCTCCATTGCCTTCTTGAGCTCTGCCATCGACTGCCCAGTGGTGCGTGAGATTTCCGCAAGGGGATTGAACCCTGCGTTAATCATCTGGTTGAGGTCTTGCCCCATTAGACGCCCAGTGCTACTCATCTGAGAGAAGGCGAGGGAGAGGCTTTGCAGCTTATCGCCAGAGCCACCCGAGATGTCGCCTAATTGTTTGATGATAGGCACGACCTTACTCCCCTCTATTCCGAAGGATAGCATCGTCTGTGAAGCACGAACAAGATCGCTCAAGTCCATAGGCGTCTCCGCACCGAAGCGGGTAAGCTCGCTTAGCATCTCCTTAGCCTTGGGTGCTGAGCCGAGGAACGTAGTAAACGAAGCCTCGAAGCCTTGGAACTCTGCACGTGTCTGAACGATACTGCGAGCAAATCCCAGTAGTGCTGTCGTCCCGAAGGTCGCCGCTATCGTCTGCCCTACTCGAGAGAACGAACCCTCCATCTGCGACACAGACGCCTCGATAGGCTCGGTCTTTTCCACCACGCCATCGAGGGCGGTAGTGATCTCCTTGCCCATCTTGCCAATAGCAGGGGTGAGCATAGAGAGCTTCTTATCCATGCTTGCAAGAGCTGCGCCTATGGTGTTGCCTGCGGTCGTGGCTGCCGTGGCGACCTCTCCGAAGCCCTGCGACATCTTGGCGGTGAGTGCGTCAATATCCGTGCCTGCATCGGTAGCCTTCTTGCCTATCCTCCCGAACTCCTGTTGTAGCTCTTGGCTCTTTGCCTTTGCTTGGCTATCGTCCAGTGTGACCTTGAAGTCAAGCCCGCCATCTATTGGGGTATTGCTCATAAGTAGAAATCCTTTAAATCATCATTCGTTAATGTCGCTGCATCCTTGACCTCCTCGGCTGGCTTGCTGTCCTCCTTGTAGCTTGGTGCGGTGGCGAGGTAGAGCACTAGGTTTTGGTAGCTCATCTTGTAGAGGAGGTACTCGGGTGTCACCCCGAGGTACTTAGTCGCAGACGCTATTAAAGCCCACGGGCTGTCGTTGTCTGTTCCACCTTCGTCGGCTTCGCCACTCTTATTGCGCTGAGGAAAGTGGTAAGAGCGAAAAAATCATGAACCTCCAGCCTATCGATAAGCCGTAGTAGGGCAATAGCAAGGTCAGCCACTCCGTATTTCGCCTCAATCTTTCGTGCGAGCTTCTCCACTGGGTCGCCCTTGAACATGCGAAGCACACGCTCCAGCATCGAGGGAAACGGAGCAGGCGCACCGAGGATGAGCAAAGAGATAGCGCGTGATATTCCGTGTGCATGCCGAGCGTGTCGAAGCGCTATAAAGGTTGCAGGCTCTTCCTTATTTGCATGGTCGAGCATCTCATCTGGGAGCTTGCTCAGCTCATCGCTCACACTTATAAGCGTGGCGAGCGTTGGCGGTGCCACCTTGTACACCTCTTCCCCGATAGTTATCTCTGTAACACGCTGGAGTATTGCGTCTGCGGTCTTTGTTTCAGTCGTTGCCATAGTTAGTTGGTTAGTATGCTAGTCTGTATATCTTTCCCTTGTCGAGCTTTGCCCGCTTTTTCTTGTCCAGTATCTCGGTGAGCACGACATAGCGCACCGCATCGAGAGCGTGGTTGAACGCATCTATAGGCTGGTCAAGCCATCTGCCGTCGTGTGACTGCCTCCACGTGTAACTGCGTAGCTCCTTGCGGAGGTTATTGGAACGTTTTGTCACGTAGATTTTCATTGAGCGCATCTTGTCGATACCCGCCTTAATCGAATCTGCGCCCTTTGTCGCTGGGTGAATGTCTATACCCCTGCGTGCTATCTCGGCTATCGTTCGAGGCTCTGCGCTATCGGCTATCACCTTCACACCCTTTGCTCCAGCTCGTAGCAGGTCGGCAATGTCTGAGGCGAATAGGCCAGACTGGTAGATAAGCTCATCGAGGTAGAGCGCGTCATCAGTATACCCTACAAGGATAGCGGCGGTTGGGTCATTTGTAAACCCAAAGTCCATGCCCACACGGATATGGCGCAGTCCCTCGGGGAGCGCATCGATAACCTCGTGGGAGGGGTACACCAGCCCCTCCACCTGCGCCTGCTGCCCCTCACCATACACACGCCACAGACTGGGGTTAGTCTCCTTCAAGGATAGCAGGTTGTCGATGATAGCCTGCTCCAAGAAGGGGTTATCACGGAAGGTGGTTATGAAGTGATACGTACGCTCGTCTCTGTTGAGTGCGCAGAGCCAGTGATCTTCGCTGAACGAGGGGTTGTAGTCGAGGACGCAGAAGCGGGTGGTGCGCATTCGCAGCTGTTGCCACTCAATCTCTAGTAGCTCGTTCGCCTCATTGACGAATAGCACATCTCTCTTGCGCCCTCTGAGCTTCTGCTCGCTATCGGTGCTGATGAAGTCTACTACCGAGCCGTTGGGGAGCGTGTAGATAAGCTCGCTCTTGTTGAACGCCTTCTCATTCCACAGCTCCATGCGGAGCAGTATCTCCTTGAAGTCGATAAGCACCGAGCCCTTGAGGGCTGGGAGCGTACCACGGACAATCGTTAGGCGCGTCTTAGGGTGCTGGGCTAGGTAGGTGATTAGATAGATGAGGATATTGTACGTCTTCCCAGAGCGTGACGACCCTTGGGCAGAGATAACTGTCTTCCCTGCCCGCAGAGCCCTGTCGAGGATGCGCACAATCTTATTAGCCCTTATCGTCATCTGCGTCTACAATCTCCACACGGATAGATGGTATCAAATCCTTACCGCCAGCCCCAGTGACCTCGGTGCGTTCGCTGTACCCTCTGGAGCGCCCCCTCGTCTTGAGATAGAAGATGATGGAGGTCACGTCGCCTTCATCTATCTTGTTCATCAGTGCGCTCTCTACGTGGTCTACCTGTATCTCACGAAGTGCATCTACTGCGCTTGCGAACTCGGCATCCTCGTTCATCCAGCGGTGGAACGTGCATCTGGCAATACCTGCGACCTCGCAGGCTGGGTGGATAATCCCCCTGCTCGAAGCGAGGGCTTCCAGCATCTTCTGCTTTCGGGCATCCTTGGCTCGCTTGGCTTCGCTCCCCTCTGGGCTTGGCCCTTTCTTTCGCCCTCGGGTGAGCTTAGCCTTGTCGGTGGTCGCCCATTTCGCCTTCTTTTCTGCCTTTTTATCCATAGTCTTGTTATTTGCTATCAGCCACTTACGTATAGATACGAAAAAAGGGGCAGTGCGCCCCTTTTCCGTTAGATTAATCCCTGCTTTATTGCAGAGTGATACTTATCTGGCGTTGTTGTCTCGATGGTGATAGTCGAGTAGCCACGCTTTAGGACTATTCTGTGTAGTCGTCCCTGCGCTTTCTTCTCTGCTATCACCCGAGCCTTTACGGCATCGAGGCACCGCTCCCGCTCTGTTTGCTCCTCGAGGTTGATGTACGACCTCTGCTGGTACAGACGCTTCTTAGCGGCGTAAGTAGTATCAGTCTTTCCCATAGGCTTAGTAAGTTAGTCACTCTTTAGGGGTGGCGTGCAGTGCATCGAGGAACGCCTCTGCAACCGCCTTGCCGTATCGGTCGGAGAATACTCCGTGGAAGTCGATCGAGATGCGTGTACCCCTCATCGAGAAGATAGCCCCTGTGGCTTCGTCTATGCCAATCTGTAAGCCCCTTGGGAGCGTTGTCCACTTGATGCGTGGCTTTTTCTGTTCCATATCTGTACTATCTGATTATGTCTGCTATGTATGGAAGGCGGGTGACGGAGACGGGTGCCGTCCAATCATCTCCAACTTTATTGCAAGCCTCAATAGCGTTGTGAGCTCGAACGATCGTTCTGGCAACCTCTACATAGCCTCCGTCTTGCGATGCAATACGCTTGCCTTTGATCGCATCAGCAAGCCCCACTATGAAGTGCTTGTCACCTGCGTCAGAAGTTGTGACGCTCTCGTCTAAATATGCGTAGATGTCCCTTATGTGCTCCGCCACTACTTCTCCTTTTGATAGTAGGCTGAGGTAGCTCGTCACACGCTCTTTGGTTTCCTGCGTCCCTCCATTGCCACACACAAGGTAGAGCTCGGTGACCATCTTGTCGTTGCGGTCGGTGTACGAAGCTCGTGCGAGCGATATCTGTTCCATATGTTACTCTTTGGGGGTGTTGTGTCGGGCTTTGAGATATACGATCTCGACAGTCCATTGCTGTGCCCTCTTAACCTTCGGCTTATCATCGCCCAGGCGCTCTCCACCATCGTTCTCCTTGGCATCCTCATGCTCGCTCTGGTTGTACTCCTTAGATAAGGCATCGATAGCATTAACTGCTTCATTCCACTTGCGCCTGTATACATAGACGATAATATCGGCTACCCACTTAGAAAGCCCGTTGGAGGTAACGAAGCCTTTCGAGATAAATACAGCCTGTAATATCGTCATTGATAGGCGGGGTGAACTCTTCTCCATCTCCATTGCCATACGGCAGTAGTGCTTTGCCTTCTCGAGGTCCCGCACTCCGTCTTTGAGCTTGTACCTGCTCACATACTTGACTACGTTCCCTTGGAAGAAGTCAAGATCAAGCATAGAGATAAGTTTTATTGGCTGAAAAGGCATATCCTTATAGTGACTGCCTCCGATTTGTTCGCTGAATGCGGTGCATTTGTTCGCTTCCATCTGTTAAGTATTTGCGTTTTCGTTAACCTATTGGTGTGGATATGTTAAGCAAAGGGGCGTTTCGTTAACCTATTGCCCTTCATCCTCCCACTTGAGTAAGCTCCATACGTTCCCTGCGTACAAGTTCCAGAAGCGCGCTTTAGCCTCTTCGAGCGTCTTGCCTTTGAGATCTACCACCTCGAAGTCTCGCCATGAGTCAAGGACATACCCCCAGTAGCCACTCCCCTCGATGTGGTGTATGTAGAAGCACATACCGATTTCCGTGTGCGCTACTATCATATCATCCCTGCCCGTCTTCTTCCAGCAGAGTGGCAACAGCTCACGTTCTATTTCCTCTTGCGTCATAGTTCGTTGTGTTGATTAGAGTGCGCCCCACCGTCCCAGGCGCGGAAGGTCTCGCGTGCGGTTTCCCGCCAGCAGGGCGCACTCGTGGTTAGTTACTTAGAGATTAGCACGAAGTCAAACGGAGAGCAGTACTCGGGGGCATCAGGGGATAACCCCTTGTTTTGCTCGTGGGTGTACTCTTCTACCCACTTCCCTGCCTGTCCATAGGTTTCGAACTCACCGCAGATAGCGTCGGTAAGCCTATTCTTTACGATGTACTTCATCTTCTTTTCGTTTTGGGGGTTAGTTCTGTCCGTTGCGTTCGTCCCTGAGCTTGTCGATGGCTTCTTCCGCCTCCTTCCATTCGCCACCGAAGATGTAGGTAATGACGCTCTGTTCGGCGTCGCTTAGTGTCACTTCCTTTGCTATCTCCCGTAGCTCTCTGAGTAGCTCGGTGTAGTCCTTCTGATCGGGTATAAAGCAGAGGTCTGAGGTTGCACGACAGCTCTCTATCGCTGTCTCTATTCGGTCAGGGTCTCCCGTGTTCAAGAAGTTCACCGTGTCCGATAGCACTAATCCTCGGAAGAAGTCGATACGATAGGTGACAAGCAGGTTTAGGCACCACGCTGTCAGCCGTTCTTTTTGTTCTTGGGTCATAGCTTTATTTCTGTTTTGCTGAATTTGCGCGGAGGGCGGACAGCTCCACCTCGAGGGTGGCTACCTTCTTAGTAAGCCGTTCTACCTCCAGCTTCGCCTCATTCTTTTCTCTTATTGCCTCGCCAACCAGTCGCTCCCACTTCCTTGCGTAGTAGTAGCGTGCAGCGAGGATATGGTGCTCTGACATAGCAAGGGACAAGACAAGCGAAGAGAGGATTATGAGCCCCATATACGGAAGGAAGAACGAGAGGAAGTCCACAGTCAGATTATCCATTGTCTTGCTTCTTATGAATTAGTCGTGCTTGAATAGTCGGTACACCAGCTCAACCTGCCACGCCCTAAGCTCTTTCTTTGCTTCGTCGATGGTCGGCATAAGCCGTGCGATGTCATTCTCGGGGAAGGATGTACGGCTACCGCTTGCGAGATACTTACCCCCGTACTCTTGGATGTAAGCATCGAGGGGTAGCCCAGTCTGCGCTCGCTTGTTTCCTTCCTCGAAGTCCACCCACACAAGGTCTCTAAGCTGTGCATCTATCTGCTCTCGTGTGACCTCGTTGTGCTTTCTGTTGCCCCTGCGTTCATGCCACAGCGTGAGCGTCGCTGCGAGCGCCCACACAAATAGCCCACCGCAGGCGATGATGAGCAGGTCGATGATGTTGTCCGTTGTCATAGCCTTTATTGATTTTCGTCTTCGAGGTTGAAGAACTTGACTAACTCTCTGAGGTGGTACTCCTCGATAGATTGCATAGCCTCCGCCTTCGTTTCGTATAGCCTGCCGGCTGCAAGGCTGTACCACTTCTGTTCTTTATTAAGAGCCACACAGGAATATCCACTTATGCAGTTTGTTGTGAATAATTCGAGTTTCTCATCCTTCTCCCACACCAGCGGTCTGGCGTGCTTCTTTAGTTCTTCAAGTGTCATAGTCCTTAGTATTTCTTCCCGTGCTTCGCAGGGCGTGTTTCGTTGTACTTGAGCTTGAGGTCGATGTGCGTCATAAGGTCGATGCCGAGGTGGTCGCAGAGATTTTCGAGGGACTTTATGGGAGAGAGGACTGATATAAATTCCTTGTCTTTGATAATGCCATAGACGGAGCCGCTAACGACAACAAACAATGCATCGGTCAGCATGTTTGGAGGGGTGTCGTTGTCGTATGCAGCAGGCACCATATCCAGCTCCTCCTGCGTCAAATCTACCCCCTTTAGCAAGCACCCCAGCAGATCAAGCAGGCGTATAACGGCGTCGGCTATCTCGTCTTGCACGGTATCCTTGACCATCTGCAGGAACGCTTGTACGAACGCTGCACCCTCAAGACCTCGGAGTTCCTCTATCTGCTCGGGCGTGAGATTGACCCACTTCCCTAAGCGGTCAGCCTCGATCGCCTCGTGAAGCTCACCTAAAGCGAGCATCAGACAATGATAGATGGTGTGCTTTTTATACCAAAAGCCTTTAGCCACCGCCCGCTGGTGGCAGTCCTTGGCGTAGCGGTTGAGCGTATCTGCGTTGTAAAGTCTGTATGTCATAGTCGTTGCTATTTGATGATGTGTGATAAGATGTGTTTGATGACCTCTACCGTCCACCCGTTGCCGAGCATCTTGTAGATTTGGGTATCGGAGCATCCCCACTTGTACCAGTCGGGGATGGTTTGCAGGCGGGCGCATTCGGTGGGTGTAAGCCTGCGGAGCCTATAGCCTATTTTAGCCACGGGCTGACCGCTGCCGTCGTTCCTCGCCCTTGCTGGTATGCACGGGGCTTTGCCTCCTGCTGTCGGGCGGAAGCCCTGCCCATCCTTGTGCGTGCGCCAAGTACCAGGAGAAATTAGCAGATTGTCCTTCGTGACGCTCGTCAGGCTGTTGCTCTTGTTATCCTTCCGAAGTTCGATCTGCTGCTCGTTATTTTCTCCCCGCCCACGCATGGCACATGCCATATTATTAAAGCTCCAACTATTGGAGGTCAATGTTGGCGATTTGTCGGGGATAACTCTCGACTTTAAATAGCCACGCCCTCGTTGAAAGATGCCTATATACAAGATGTCCATATCGGAGTGGTTTCCCCCGCTATGCCCTCCAGCTGTTAGGCAAGAAGCCTTGTCTTGCTGAGCCTTTGGCTTTAGCTTCTTGTCGAGCTTGACTACGCTTGATGCCTTCCCCTCCTGCGTAGGGGCTATGCTTTCAAGATCCTCCTCGTTGAGAGAGAGATTGCGCATATAGTATTTCTCGTCCACTTCATCGTCGAGGATGTCTCCGATGTAGATGCCTCGGTCGTCAGGCTGGGGAATATCTGTGAGCAGCTCGCACCATATCCCCTCGCTCTTCGTCTGTATGTTGCTCCAATATAGGCGCACTCTATTCTGTGCAGACACAAGGGCAGAGTTAATCACAACGGGTCTAATGCCGAGACTTTCGTTTATCCTCGCCTCGTCTGCTGGACGCATTCGCACGTTCTCAAGGAGGTACTTCACACTGGGGTTTAGCTTCTGCACGTGGTGCAGGATGTCGAGGAATACCCAATAAAGTTTACTTCGTGGGTCGTCGTGTCCGAGCATTTTACCCGCTAAGCTGAAGCCTTGGCAGGGTGAGCCAGCGAGAAGGAGGTCTATCTCCTCCCACTCAATGTCCCACTCTCGCCACTTCTCTACGTCTCCGAGCTGGATAGTCTCGGGGAAGTTGAGCTGCGTCTGCTTGATAGCGTGCTTGTCTATCTCGCTGGCGTAGTACCTCTCGATAGGCACGCCCAGATCCCTCAAGGCTATCTGCCCGCAGCTCATTCCGTCAAATAGTGATAGTACTTTCACTCTGCTGCTATTTGATTTATTTCTTCTTCCCGACTTTCACGTCGAACTCGACGTAGTCGCCTTTTTTGATTTCGCTGTAGGCTTCCTTGGGGACGACTGCCGAGTAACGATCATTACTGAATACCCCGTAGTCGTAAAACACCACCACATAGGCGGTATCTCGCCCCTCCATTCGCATGTGCTTCCCGACAACATTCCCAGCTCTGTATGGCGAGCTATTATTGCAGGAGACGCAGACGATAGAGATGATGGAAGCAAGGAGTAAGTGCTTCATCGTTGCTTATCTTTCATTTTCTCCAGCAGTTAAAAGCTGCCTATCTCTATCATTGATTTGGTGTTGATCGCCACCTTGATAGGGTTGTGGGTTCATCACGGGCTTCGTTCTGAGCGGGCGTGGCACACGCTCCATCGTGGCGGGCTTAGCCGTTGGAGCTTGATACTCGTCCTTAGTCATCACCATCTCTGCGAGCTTGAGAGTGAAGTCATTGACCTTGCCCAGCATCTCAAGGAGCCTGTGTTGCTGTTCGCTGACGAATGAGAAGTAGTGTTCTACCTCGCCCAGCATCTTGGAGGGGTCACGTGCGTCTCTCTTTCGGGTAGCATCCATACGCTCAAGAAGGCGCAGGCGTGAGTGTAGCATCCATAGGAGGTAGGCCATCACGAGCAGGCCTGCAGAGAGTAAGAGTAGTAGTGTGATTGTCATTTGTCGAATAGTTTGGTAGGTGTTGCGATGTGGTGGATAGCGAGGAGTAGTGCATCTCGCTCCTCTTGGTTGGTGCGTGACTGCTTACTCTTCGGTAGCGTCAGGTTGTGACGCCTGCATACTTCGAGTATTTCAGAGTGGGTGATCTTTCCATCTTGTCCTCTCCAGTGCTTGAGCAGGGGCTTTTGGCAGATGATCGGGAACTCTTTTGCCCGTATCGCATCTCGGAGAAGCTCGCCAACCATAGCGCACCGCCCAAGGTGGTAGCCTTTCTTGGCTACAACTCTGTGATTATCTTTTGGTGATGCGTGCCAGTTGTGTGCGGTACTCCAGATGTCCTCGAGGACAAATCGGTAGGAGTATTCCGTGTCGAGATACCTCTCGTCCTCTTCGCACCGCCATTCGCTGAGCAGGTCAAGTACCCTAAGGAATGGTATCGTCTCAAGGTGTACGGAGCGGTCGTTGAGATTGACGACCGCCCACCCAGAAGCCTCTGTATCTGGGTCAATCCCGATGATAAGAGGCTTCTTCGTGGTAGTCGCAGCGCTCATTAGAACGGGAGTTCGTCAGATTGTACTGGGGCTTGTGGTGGTGTCTTCGCCTTTGCCGTGGCAGGAGCTTGTTCTTGCTGTGCCTGATGCTCTGGAAGAGTAACCCCGCTTTCAATCTTCCACGCTCTGACAGAGGTGTACCATCGCCCATTAAACTCCCTGCTCTCAATGTCGATGAAAGCAGTTACCTCCTGACCCACCTGCACGGGGTACTTGGCCACATTGTCGCCGAACACCTCAAAGCACACTTTCTTGGGGTACCCCCCCAGCGTCTCGAGGATGTACTCCTGCACCTGCCATTGGTTGCCAGCCTTGCTCGTCCCAGTGCGAAGAGGGAGGGCTTGTAAAATTCGTCCAGTAATTTTCGATTCGTTCATGTCTATGTGAATTAAATTGCGTCTATTCTGATGCCTTGATTAGCCCCCTGCGCTTCCACTCGTCAAGTGTCCAGAAGTTGGTAAAAGGGGTCTTGTCCCAGCCACCCTCATCGCCACTACTCGGGTTGTGAGTTACATTTTGCAAGCTCGCCAGCTTTATCTCGCTGTAGTTTGGGTGTTCTTTGAACCGAGAGTACACGATGGATGATGTCGCACCAATCTTTGATGCGTACTCATCGCACGCCTTTGTGATTGTCATCCCATCCTCCGTCACCATTCGCTCCAGTTCATCGAGGAGCTCTGGTGGCAGTTCTATCTTGTTGGGTGGTGTCATTGCCATGTATCTTTCCGTTGCTTTCTATGGTCTGACACTCCGACAAGCTGTATCTCGATGCAGTCGCCACGAAGGCGGGAGACAGCTCTATCGCCGTAGCGTTGCAGCTCTGACCAAGGTAGATTTGTGGTGACAACAATCGGCGCATCTCTGTAGCCAAAGTCTGAGCGCTGGTTGATGAGGTCTGCGAGGCTCGCTTTGTTCCCGTACCGCTGGAAGGTGGCCGGCTCACTGCCGAGGTCGCCGATGTGAAGTACTCGGTATCTTAGCGCCGTATACCTGCCATCTTCGCTGTCGATATAGTCCGACATGTGCCATAGGGCGTGCGTATCGCCATTCCAGAGGAAGGGCTTCATCACCCTACGACTACTGACGCCATCGTAGAAGGGTCGGTGCAATCCCAGCATATCGCTAAGCTCTCGGAGGAGAGATACCAGCATCGTTTTTCCCGTACCAGTCTCGCCCATCACAAGCAGCCCCTTCATCGGGTCGTCTATCTCTGGGTGAGGTAGAGCCAGTAGCCACGAAACGGCCTTGATGTAAGCTCCGGTGCTAATCTCGTCTAGCTCGAAGTTGGGGGTAGCCCGCTGACCGAGTGCCACGATGTAGCTAAAGGCGGTGCTTATGTCAATCTCTTTGTACACGTCGTACACCTGCCTTGGTGGTAGCCCCTCGATGCGCTCCGCCTGTATCTTCTTCACGAAGTCTGAGGCGAGGTGGAGTGCACTTGTCTTCTGTGGTGGTTGTTCTGCGTTGCTCATTGTCTATTCTTCATTTCACTCATTACACGCCTTGCCATCTCGGCTGTCTTAGCCTTGTACGCCTTCACCTCCTCGCTCTCCTCTCGGCTACCCCCCCCCCCCCCCCCCCCCCCCCCCCCCCCGCTGGGGGGTCGACTCTCTACCTCGCCTTCTCCGATCGGCCGACGACGTTGCGGAGCCGGAGCGTGACG